CACCCAAACCTGTGTCAACTAAAACAACGGTAAGAGATTCTCTATATTCTAATATGATTTTTTCATATCTTTAAGTTGTGTTTTAAGGATAACTTCTCACCATAAGATCACCGGACTGCCCACCGACCACCGGGGTATGGGTATTAGGGACGTACTCTCCACCGTGAACGGCACCAGTAGTAGTCTGACCAATAAGGGCCTTCATCTTATCATCTTGTTCATGGTCAAAACCACCCATGGCATGCAGAGCACCTCTGTGGAGGTCTCGGGCGGGGTTAGCCGAAACGTTAAACCACCCAGAGTTAACGGGTTGAATCGGGACATCTCCTCTGAAAGAGCACGCATTTGAATAGTTTCTGCTACGCTTGGGGGCATAATAATGACGATCATAAACGATGTGTTGTCCTCCCCCGGGGGCGTCCATCGTCCCAACAGGGAGAAGAGAGTGGTCATCTTCGTTAGCAGGTTCTCCAACGTGAGTGGTAACAGTATTGTCGTTACAATCACACTCAGCCTTCCCGCACATTGCGCACACCGCGTAATTTTCGTGGGTGTAGTTCTCCTGTGCCATACCGGCTAACTCGATAGGGTGGTAGGGGGCAGCCAACTTACCTTGATGAGGGAGATTGTATTTAATCATACCATCGAGACCGCTGTGAAACCTAGGAGGGGGGGTGGTATGATAAGTACCTCTTGTTTGGTGAATGCTCTTGGTTAGTTCGGGGTGAAACATTCGGGTCTTATGGTTTCCCAGAGGGACATTTATAAATCCTTCATTAATATATTTGGAGGCAGAACAGTTGCATATCGCGAAAACGGCAACCAAAAGTCCAATCAGTGTGAATACAAATTTGTTGTCAGACATTTTATTTATTGTCTACAAAGATAATAAATAAAAACTATATGAGAAAAATCATTTCAATAATTTTAAAATACTTTCATAAGACGCTGTGATATTATCAACTGTTTCGCAATTCCCATTTCGTGAAACAGTTTTCAAAAAATCATTGTCTGAGGTGTAAATTTCACGAGATAACACCCTAAGAGTTTTAACATTCGCCGTGTTTGTCTTCATATATAAACTGTTTGTCTGTAACAAGTCTGAAAAGTTTTTAAGATAGTACGCCCTGTCTTTATCTTTCAGCCTGTAAGTACCAGTATTGATCAATATCTGTTCAATAATTTCTTTGTATTCAGTAAAGTCAGTATCTTTAACGGGTGATAACAGAGATTGTACAACAACCGGTGATAAAAATGTTGTCTCTGTGTATGGAGTTCTATTCATAGTTTTGAAATCACCTGACAACACATATTCTACATCATCATCTTCCATTGTGTCTATCTTTGTTTGATAAATTGTCTTGATGAATTTGATGGAATCCTTAAATATTTCTTCATATTTTGGGTCGGTTATATTATATTTTTGTAAGAAATACATCATACCGTCTCGTACCGAAATCAAATTTTCTTCCAGTTTTTGAGCGACATAGTAAATGAAAAATAGATTATCCGGTTGGGGAATTGAACAGTGTTTTAGACGTGAAAACACGTTAAAATAAGTATCTGCCTTTTCTTGTACAGTGTTGGATAGAATAAATTCGAATACCTGTCTCCCGTTTCCCTTATCCATTGTAGGTTTGTATTCGGATACTTTCCCGAACTGGAATTTGTGTTTAATGTTTTTGTATATGTGGTTAATCAAATCCATTGGTGTTTTTTGTTCCAGGGAGTGTTTGTTGCTTGTAATAAGTTCTGAATACCCCCTTGCGTTTTTCAGAAAAGATTTCAGATCTTTGGCACTTTTAAATGTACCTTTTCTATATTCCGTGTGCGCTACAAAATTAGACAATTTTAGTATGTTAGAGAACTCATCTTGAGACAATCTCTTATCCAATGTGATTTGGTTAACTGTCGTTAGAATGATTGTTATAACGTCTTGGATACTACTCGTCTGGTACGGGTTTACAAACCCGTAATGCTGTTGATCGTGAATCACGTGAGATTTACCGTAATCTATGATTACGGGTATCAGATCCGACCTAACTCTGTATATTTTATCGTGAGAAATAACGTAATCAAATGTGACAGGTTTGCTAACTTTCTGGATAATGATATTCCAAGGAGTCAAATCCCAGTGAATGAACCCACACGTGTCTTGAGCGACTTGAAGGGCTAGACATAGTTGCATAATGATTAATATAAAATCTGTAAATACAAAATCCTTACTCTTAATGTATTCAAATAGTGTTTTCCCGTGAATATACTCCGTTATAACACTGTATGAGTTGTTGTGTTCGTACATTCCGAATGTGTACATAAAGTTTGGTATGTGTTTGAGCAGGTCATTTATTTTTTTAACACCGATGAACGTCTGGTGTATATGTTCCATTTTCTTAGTCTCATTGTCTGAACTTTTGACTGCGAATGTGAACCCAGCCATTGTGTACTTTTTAATGGTGCTCAACTTGTTACTGAATATCTGTTCCCCCTCGGTCGCATGTTTTAAAAAGTGGCTTTGGAGATTCACCATATTTACAACCCAGTGTAACCCTTGAAGCAAACCGAATGATCTACCAGTTATTTTGGGTATTTCTGTTATATTTAGGATGGTTTTTTTGGTGTTAGGGTAATCAAGTTTTTGAAGGTCAAACATTTCTCTATTAACCTGTACCTGAAGAGGTGTTGTCGTGTTGTAGAGATAAATATCAACTTCGTCATTGATATCTATTACCATTTTTTGAAGATAATCAAGGACACCATTGCGTTGAAGGTATGTGTTGTAGAACAGTTTCCCGTTCTCCGCTATCTTTTTACACTCATCATCGTTGTCTCTACACCATTTTATCTTGTCTAAAAGATCTGACATATCCCCTTTGATAGGAATGTAGTGTTTGTATGGCTCGAGCATGTCTGAATACCAAAGTTTCCATTGCGATTCTACCATTAAAATGGTAGATCCCATGCTCAATTCCAATGAAAGACGAAACGCTGCCACATGTCCCTCAATGTGAACAATGTATTTATATCCTGATTGTTCTTCTGGTGAAAGTCTTGTAGCCAGACCGAAAGGTATTTCTTTGATATTTATTGTCTGTAAGTACGGTTCCCCCTCGATTTTCCGAGGTCTTACGTTCCAGTTTGTAATACCCGCGTCTAACAAGGGTATTTCACCGTCTGGTGTTTTAGTCTGGGAAGATATGTAGGATACCTTTAGTCTTTTGTTTGTGTTAATAGAAATACCACAACCGGTGGTACCTCCTCTAAAAACAGCAGTAGGTAACTTTTTATCCCATTTGGTGTCAAATGAATCGCTGTATTTTTTACAGGTACGTACAAACCATTTTCCTTCAAAACTTTGTACACGTGACCAATCATCCCATGTGGGAATCATTATGTCGGCGTATCTGGCGCTGTTAGACATTGATAGGATAGGTGCGTATTTCTCATAGTCGTGGGACACGAGTTTCTTGTTTTTTGAATCCCAGATATTGTTATATGGTTCTGTACCATCAACTGTGATCAACGGAAAATCTCTCCGGTTTACAAAGAATTCAATGTCTGGTACTTTCCTATTTTGGCATAATTCGTCAAACATATTTTTCATGTTAGAAACGTTTGAATCACCTTCTGACAATGGATATTCGTATCTGACAAGGCAATTGTTTCCATACCACCCAGATGTGTCCCCGTTCACTCGTTTGGGATTAAAGTTGTATCCTTGTGCTGTTGACACTACCCTCAAAAAATCGTTAATGCGTCCATATTTTTTAGGGTCTACCTTCATTCTGTCACCCCATTCGTTTTCAAACTTTGCCTTTGAGAATGGAAGAAAAACAACCAGTTTATTATTTTTAATTTTCACGAAAATACCCTTCTTAAATTTGTGGAAAATATATCTGAAGGTATTAATGATTGCTGACGCACCTATATTTTTATATTTGTCCCATTCCCTGAAAGGTTGGTCTCTGAACAGATTTTTTTCCAGTGATATTCGTGGGATACAGGGATCACCGTTTGTCTGATCCCTGTATTGTTGGAATTGTTCTTCATCACCTGCGTGAAATATACGTTGTGTAAACGATTTGTATCTCGTGTTTGTTTGGTGTTTACTTTTCAAAGAAGCAATACACTCGTCTTTCGACATATAAAAATCTGGATCATTCTGTAAAGAGGATGTAGTTGTCATTTTATACTTATTCCATATTTTTAATACATTTTGTATTAAAATCAAAATTATTTAGACACCTTTAACAATTATTTTAACTTCTTTATCTTAATCTTATGATTAGGGACAGATTCACCCTTTCTAGCCTCTAAAATCTCATCAAGAACATCCCTTGCATTATGAATACCGTGGTCTTTTAAAACCTGTAAAGCATCACCCTCCCTGTCCTTTGCCTTCTTAGACGCTCTCTTAGTCTTTGTTTCAATAACAACGGCAGTTCCGTTGTATTTAACACCCGGTTGTTCCTTTTCTTTGAGATAGTTTAGAATTCTAGCCTCTGCTGACTTTGCTTTCTGTCTGAGACTTCTAGTACGAGCAGTTAACTGCTTAATTTCAGTATTAATGTTTTTAAGTTCATTTACATCACCTTTTATAGACATTTTAATTATTTCAAGCAAACTCTTTAAATCTCGAGTAACTTTTTTCTCACTAGAGATAAAGATAATGAATCAATATCAAATTATCAGATGGGACGTTATTAAAAACGATTACACAAAAACCCCTGTGATTTATATCAAACCAGATTCTAAACTTCTAGAATTCGCAGCCAGTAATAGTAACGCCGTTATGATTAAGGTAAGTGGTACAGGTACAGAATACGATGGTAATGAAATACCAGCAACTTTGGACAAAAGTAATGCCATCTCACACAACGAATGTGATTACTTTGAAAGAACTGGAAACTATATCCTAACATTACACTCTAATTGGTATGGTTATCCCCACCCTAAAAAACTAGGTACGTTATTAGTTGTAGGAATGGTGGTTGACACCAAAGAAACATACATTAAAACTACTAAACAAAAACAGAAAAAAATAGTAGAAGCATATAAAAGTGGTAGGATGAAATCACCAGGTTTAATATCATCTATAGGGGGACTGGGTGTTATATTATTAATACTTTTTTTGCTAACTAAAAGGAAATAAATTTTATACTATTTTAATTCTTCGAATTAAAATCGGCTTGATCTTTTCTGTTTTTCTACCAATATAAATGTGGAATGAGGAAATGTACGACCATCCATAAATCTCTTAAACACAACTCTACAGTGATGAGTAAGAGATATATTACCATGTTCTATACACTCTTCCAAACAATCAATTTTAATCCATCCAATACCGTTGGCATCATTATCCTCAATCGACGTTTGCACCGTGACATCGCATTCAGTCTTTTCCACGTAGAAATACATTGCCCTGTTTCTAATCTTCGTAGCACGCTTAAAATCATCCACCGATATAACTAACCCAGTCTCCTCCTTTACTTCTCGTATGGCACAGTTTCGTTCGGTTTCTCCGTAATTTAGAGTTCCCTTGGGTGGTCCCCAAAGATGACCCCTTGATTGTATCAAAAGAACTTTATCTGTTTTTGGGTCGTAGATAAAAGCACCTGATTTACGCCTCTTTCTTCTAATTTTATCAAATGGGTTTTTCTGTTTTGTGTACTTCTTGATTTTTATTTTACAACAACCATTCGGACAAGTAAATATATCAATTTCCATTTTTTTTAGTAACTTATATATTATAGTTCAGATCTTCTTAAATATGGACTTGTAAATGGTGTACGTCTAAATGTTCGGTTCGACCAATTCTGTTTGCCCGCCCTAGTAGTTGCCCACTGGTTGACTCTGTCATCTCGTGGTATAATATGATATCTGTTGATTCTTGAAGATTTATACCGGAACCGTTAAAGTTTGAATTCAGAAAAATAACATTTACATCTCCATGTTTGTAGTTCTCAATATTTGACTGACGTGTCTTCTGTGAACCCTTAATCTGTACAAAGGTGATTTCATGTTCTTTCAATGCGGCACAGATAATTGGAAATGTTGAATCGTACGAAGAAAATATAATAAATTTACCATCCATTTTATTCTTAACCAGATCTACAATCTTTTCTAATTTTGTCATCTGACGGGGGGTTGAATTTATTGGAAACTTGTCATCCATCTCCTTGTTACTAGCAACATAAACAAGATCGGACGGTCGTATGTCATCTCTACACAATGGGCACTGTGACTTCTTATTGAGCCACTTTAACAAACATTGTCCGCAAAATAAATTTTGACAGTTTGGCTCTAAAACAGGATTATTAAGAGGTTCAAGACATATATTACACGGACCGCTTAACATATCATCAAACCTCTTGTCAAGTTCCGCAATCTGATTATTAATACTTTTCTTTCTATCACACCAGTAATCAATCCTTTCTTGGTCATCCCTCATTGTATATATTTTAATTTTCGAGTCTACTTCAACCCTATCCTCAATCTTCTTTTTCCTAACTAAATCCACAATATTTTCAGTTCTGTCACCACCAAGTGCTATAATAGCGCCTTGAATATTACCAGCCTCTATCATAGTATTTATGGTCGGTGTTACCATACCGTTTACCGCATTGAAGACTGGTTGATAACAATCGTGGTGGTGGTGTACGGTCGGTGGCATTTCAAACGATGCTTTTACAAATTCTGGATCGTTTTTAAGAACCATACCGACAAATTGTGTTTCAAACTCCCACCAACCGTTCCCAATAATATCCTTCATGAAACTACCTCGACAATTACGATGTTTTCCAGTTATAGAACAAGGTGTCGCTGTGACAAACCAGTAAAACCCAGCATGCACTTCTTTCATCCCAGGGACTCTTATATGACCAGGTTCATCGAATATGAACCGTTTCCAAGCGTATTTGGAAAATGTCATAACCAATCTGTTATACATTACAACAGTGACTAGTACAACATCATATTCATCTGGTTCAATTGTGTCAATCTGTTTTTTAGTAGTTACTGAACACACAGATAAATTAGTGTGTTTAAACTCATCCTCCCACTGGCAAATTATGGATTGAGATACAAGGATAAGAGTTGTGGGGAACTTTTCGTATCTTTTAATTTTTCTGGTTTTTATTATACCAGCGGATTCAGTGTTGATCGTTTCGTGTACGAACGGTACATCCATATTCCATTCTAATTTATCCCGAAGCACTAAAGCAACCATCGATAGGGTTTTACCAAATCCAGTAGGATCCGCATTAACACCTAATCTTGTTTCTCGTGTAATATTATCTGCTTCCACAAGTTGTTCACGCTCTAGTTTTTCCATCTTGTAAACCATTGCGAGTTGATGTTTAAACAAGGGTACATCAATATTTACTGGTTGTGAAACCGTTCGTGTATCATTAAAATCTGTCATTTTATTAAATAGCAATCTATTTAATAAACCATTTTCATACAACTATTTTTTTATACTTGCTTGTAGAGTCTGACTCCATCTCAAAACGCGTTCATTTCTTTTAACATTTGATAAGTAAAATTTAAACAAAGAAGACACTCTTAATTTTTCTAACCATTCCGAAAACTCGTCATCAAGTTTTAGTTCCAAAATAGTATAATAAAATTGTAAATATGGACTCATTTGTACTTGGTATTCAAGAACATTGTGGAATTCAGAAATTAACCTTTTCTTCAGAGACAGGTTACCCCTAAAAGGCACATCCAAAATATCAAGAGATATTTTTTTCAATTTTGATGCAGGTGGGTGTTTAATATCAAAAACCTTATTTAACATAATTTTGTCAACGCGACTCATATCTGGAAAACTATTCATTGCTAGTTTTATACCCTTTATTCTCGAATCCAATTCATGACTTTTCAGTCTGATATTGTACTGTTCAAGAACCTGTATATTGTATTTTGTCATTACATAACTTGGTGTCGCACCAATACATTGTTTTGCTATTTTTATTGCTTTATCACCACCTACATCTGTGTTATTAAAGATGTCATTATACCCCTGTATAGAACTAGAATATTGAATTGGGAGATATTGTACACGATCAGTTGCTTTAATGTACGGATTCAAAATCTTAGAATACTTCTTACTAGACAATAACCAATCTACCATCTGTTGGGGAGTGTAAGTCGCTGGTTTATCGTAAGTACCTTTTTTCACATATTCATCTACAGCCTTTTTGAGATTTTTATCACCCTTTTCTAAAATTTGGTATAATTCGTCGTCCCCGTAGAATTCTAACACCTGTGATATTTGTTTTCTCATTTTCCCGGTCGCATGATCGGCTGAAAATATAATAAATTTATACATATCATAACCCGGAACCATAAAATTAATCATACCAAAGTTTGGAAAATCATAAGAACCGATGTATTTACCGTCGTCGTAAACACATGAAAGTCCGAAATCTATAATAATAGGTATATGCCCAGGTTTGTTAACATGATAAGTTGTGTTATCCAATGGTATGGTATAACTCAAATCATCATCTTCCTTCACCATTACATTACCTGGGTGGAGATCAAAATGGGTAAATCTGATTTCACGTTGAGCAGTTTCCAACGTTAATAAAAGTTGAGCGAATAATATTAACCACGTATTAAATTTTATCCTTTTATTCTCCAATAAATCCGCTAAAGATTCCCCTTTTATTTTTTCGTATATAACGAATGCTGTTTTTTTCCCCTTACCTGAACATATTTTCTTTTTAGAATTAAGTTTTGGACACAAGAATGCCCCCAATGTGTACATCATCGTAGGCATTAAATATCTCATTTTGTTAATACACGTTATCCCAATATAATATTCTCTCAACAACCCGGCTAGTCCAGACACTTCTTGTGGTACTTTTATTATTACTTGAATATCGTTTGATAATATATCCGTTATATACACAATCCCTTCAGCACTTTCAATGTTTAGTTTTTTCATTTTAGTTATCCATTTCTGAGCACTGGGTGTCAAATTCCTCAACCCACCGACCTCGTTTTTGTTTTTAACATCTGTTAAAAACAGTGTGTCAAAAAGACATAGGACAGCCTTCATATCAGGACCGCTAATATATTTCTGATTCAAAATATTTCTAACCATTGAAGTAGATATTTCATATATTCTGTCAGTGTATTTATCACGTATTTGACACGTAGATTTATTATTAAATTCAGATAGAATAAAGTTCTCTTGCCGTTTTTCCATTTCTTATATATTGAAATTATAAGAAATTATTATGAACTATTTTAATTTGGGAATTCTTGGGAATATCTTTGATAATATTCAGTTGCAACACTTTTGTTAATTCTACTCTTTTCATTCATATAAGGCTCTGGTATACGACCAACTCTCTGTGTCATGGGTATATTAGCCCTAGGGTTAAACCCACCCGGTTGGATCTTAGTAGGTAATCTATCGTAACTTCTTGAAGACATATTACTGTCCCTCTTATAATCCCCAGGGTTGATAGTAAATTTAGTAAGTGGTGTATTTCTTTTCAAAACGATATCGTTATCGTGGGTTGTTCGTTTGTAGGTTGTATTATGTCCCTTATTAGTGTTCATTGAGTGTTGTGGTGTATTTCTGGAAAGTTGGATTTCGTCATGTATATATTTCACATTAGATTTCGCATTTTTAGCAGTGTTATACGTTATGTTATGGATATCCTGTACCGAAACAGCAGATAAATCCAAAATATCAGCAAGAGATGTTGTTCTACTCTTATTTGAAGATATATTACTTTTTGTAGTAATATTATTAATTTCCCTGTGTACATATGGTTTAGAATCTAATTCGCTGTTGCGAACATGAATGTTCCTAGCCTTCGCCGTGTAAGCCTTTGTATGTCTTCTATCATCGTTAATACCATTCGCTGGTTTCATGACCTTTGTATTCGAAATCCCCATACTCTTCACACCGGACGAAACAGATAGATTGGTAGTAGGTTGGATAACATATTTGACCTCAAAAGGTTCAACCACTGGTGCGTGTATTGTGTAAAATGCGGTCGGTCTAACATCTGTACTCAAGGGATTCTTTACAATTAGACGAGACTTTTTAAAGTGTTCAGGCGCATACATTTTTTTGTTATCATCCCTACAGCCAGGATTACTAACAACTTTTGTTGCTAATCTAGGAAGACGTGACAAAGGAAGTAATTCTTCCTGTCGTCTTATTGGTGGTCTGAAAGCACCATCTTTCATAATAGGGTAAGGAAGTCTTGACTGTGTTTGCCCACCAATCACCGTACTACCAGATGCAGACCCCCCTACGTTGTTGTAGGATACAGATACTGAGGGATTCACCCCGCGTGAAAATACATTTATATTTTCACTAATGCGATCTCCAGATTCTCCAATAAGTTGAGAGATATCTATTGTGTCACCAACCTTATCTTTACGACGGGTCATAACAGATTTTGGTGGATCACGTATTATATTCATACTAGTCCCCCAACCTTCAACCGAAGGAAGAGTTACTGTACCATAATTAGTTAGTCCTGAATAACTAAATGCCATTTTGTTATTATAAAGGTTTTTTTATACTAATATTTTAATTATACTATTTTTATATGAAACTTTTACTACCACACTCGCTATCGCAAAAAAAACAGTCTCCTTTTCCGGATTTCTTCAAAAACTAAATTGATAATTATTATTATTACTGATGAAAATAACAAAATGATGCTCACTCGTTACCAAAAGAATATCCTCCAGCCAGTTGGGAATACCGAACTACTGTATGACCGCACCCAGAAAACAGAGTATCGTAATTATATTAAGGATCTTCTGACGAAGATCAACAGGTCATATACAAGGGAAACCAAAGTCAGACTAGCCGAACGGCTCTTCTGTTCACTTATTGTGAACAAGTGGTTCTTCATCGGCTACACTCAATTTCAGAAGGTTGTTATTAAAAAAATACGTCAGTTGACCGATGTTGAGATCTCGTGGGACGAAGCACGGGTGTTTAGAATTCACCTTGAAAAAATAATGGCAGATGTTAATAAAGAATAAGAACACAATAACCCCACCTTTTGGTAGAATTAACCAAGTCGGTATCCATACGAATTATTCCACTCCCCCAGTTTACACCATTTAGACTCTTTGAATAGTATTAACAACCGCGCTAGATGGTCATTGTCATCTGTACTACATGTGTTGTGATCTGATAGAAATGAACTGACCGACGAGAACGTTTTCTTTGTTGGGAATTTGTAAATATATTTTGCTGGTATTCCTACCCTGTAATCACGATATAAATTCAATATTATCTCGTAATCCTCGTTGTCTAAACCCCAAGTCATCAATATTTTCATAACAAGTTGGGAATCCATTTATTTTTATTCTGTATTATTATTTATATTGGTTTAGAATAAATGCCTGCTAAATTGAGAACTAAACTCAAGCAAGAAGAATTCTATTGCGTAAGTTGTAGAAAGCGCGTGAAAGGTGATGACATCTGTATCAAAACCTTTAGGAACAAACGGATGGTCGGTGGTAGCGTCCCCACCATGACGGGGACCTGTAAGAAATGCGAAACCAATGTATACAAATTTATTAAACACAGTGCCAAAGACCGCCTCACCGAGAAATACGGAAAGTGTTAAGTGTCCCAAAAAAATCTTTTATATAATAAAATGAACAAACGAAAACTTATGATACTTTCAATAATATTGTCAGTGTTATCCATTGTTTACGCCATTTTATCATATTGTGGATGTATTAGATACATAATTATGCACACAGACTCGTGCGAAAAATATATCAAAATGTATAAAGATTTACCACCAACCAACGAAAACCATAAAGTTGTTTTATCATTCACAACAACTCCCGAAAAAATTAACAATATAAAACCAATTATAAACTCAATTTTAGACCAGACTACTAAGGTAGATCAAATAGCATTAAACATACCTAAAAGCCTAAACTATGATATACCAACATATTTTACTAAATTCGCAAATATTTACAGACCCGGGAAAAACTACGGAGATGGGAACAAAATAATACCAACCCTTCTCAGAGAAGGTGAAAAGGATACAATAATTATTTACGTTACCGATTGTTATGTTATGGGGAAGGATTTTATAGAAACAATGATTGATTATCACGACAATTTTCCAGGAAGAGCGATAGTCTCTGAATATGGTGTTTTAGTAACACCTGGGTTTTTTGACGAAAATGTTGTTGGTGATAAGGTTTTGTATACAGATGAATGGATAATAAATCATCTTACAGTGGGAATTAAAAAGATAGAATATAATGAAACTTTCAAATCTATGTAATTTAAACTAAAATTTTAGTTTAAATTAATTATTTAGCACTGAGACGGAAAACAGTATTAACATTAAACCCGTTTTCCTCAAACGCTTTTAATGTTGATTTAATTTCAGAATCATTATTAACTTCTTCTAACATCTCGTCTGATGTTATTCTCTTAACATCAACCGTGTTTTCAAATTGTTCAATAATTTCATCATCGTCATCATACCAATCAGTGAAATCCACCATAATATAAACAATATTATTATACATTCCAACCATCCACCCATCGCTTTCATAGTGAGAATCCATGAAAGATTCCAAACGGATATCGTCAATCTTCTTATTTATCTTCGGCTTCTTGACATTTTGGTTTCTAAGAACATCCTCAGCCTTTGCTACTTGAAGTTTTGCTAGTAAAATGGCAGCGACAACATACCCGTGCCCAAATGGAGCAGTCTCATCATCCATTTTTTCCTGAAGAAAATCCCACGTTACAAAATGACCTTCCGGGTATAAATTCAAACGTGGACCGTCACCGTCCAAAATCATAACACCAGACCCATTCTGTATCATTTCTATCATAATACTCATAGCCGGAAGATCCTTAACCTTCTCACAATATTTCCGAAGATATACGTAACGAGCCTGCTTGTATGTATGTTTTTTTCCATCGTACCACCCAAATTTGGGTTTATAACTTTTCCAAACATCGTTATCGTCCTTGTATCTAGTACCCTGTAAATATCTCTTTCCTTTTGTTTGTCCTGCCCACTTCTTTCGCCAAGCCCAAAATTTATCGGTCAACTCGCCATCGGAATCTAAATGACCCAACTCCGTATATACTTTGTTTGCTTGCCAAAATAATTCGAAATTATTAAAGACTAACCCATCATATGCTATAACAGGGTGTGTTTCGCCTTTCAGAGGGGATAATGTTTTGCTTTTTGCCGTTTCCAACGTAATAGGGGATTTTAGAATATTACCGCCACCACTGGTGACATCTATGTTTTTGTAATCATCAAATACGGGGTTTTTCTGACCAGTTACACCTCTGCGTCTTTTTGCCCCAATACGTAAATTAAATGTGTACATATTTTGTAGATCTTTGTATTTACAAAATATATGTTTTTTTATTCTCTAGCGAGATAAATTCCATTAGAAACTGCGTATTTGGCTACCTTTACCAACGGAGAAAATCCAATAAGACCCATTCCTATTGGTGCATGCCTATCTTTTTTAGACCCTCGCGAGTGTTTAGAGTCATTGTAGTGTATTAACTTGACTGGGACTTCCAAACTTTCAAACATTAACAACATTCGCATATTCTCATACCCAGACGCAAATACATGACAAGTGTCAAAACATATAGCGGTTCTTTCCTGAACGTCCGACGGGAGATCTAACCAGAAGTTAGCGAGTTCAACCGGATCATCCAATATAGACCCGCCACTATCAGTTTCTAACAACAACGGACAATCGGGTGTTGTTGTGACAGCGACGCGTATAACATTATCCCTCATATTATTATAAGCAGTTTCATATGACATTTTTGATTTCTTACCTAAATGAATGACCGCTCCTTTCCCACCAATTGCTCTAGTTGTTTCTAGTTCTTTCACTAGAGCAGTATAAACCCAATCGTCATCGTAGTTACGACTAAGGTTGAGAGTATATGGGGTGTGTACAAATAAATGTATATTATGGTGTAGTACATGCTTAAGAGTTTTTGCAATATCAGGGTCTGTAAAATGGTGTTTAGCCTTTATATTACTACCTAGAAATATTTGGATAGGTTGTTGTGTTGTAAACGGTGCTATATTTTTATACATTGCGCCCCTACGTGTGGTATGCCCACCAATATACGACCGTATATTGATAAAATCAAGCATATCTTCCTCTGAAATATCCAACCTAGTTTCTTTGTTAATTGCTACATCCTGAAGCATGGCAAGGTATTTTGTAGAATCCCAATCAGATAAGTCGATTCTTATTACCTGCTTTTGGGCTGGTAGAATTAAACCGATATGGGTTATTGGTAGATCATTAGCCTGGGCAAGAGCGTAATATGTGAGTAATTGAAATATTGTTGACACTCTCATTCTACCAAATCTCCCAGACATCTTGATATCGTAAACCGTATCACCCGCGACAACGTCTGGATGACCCGCTACTTTCCCACTGATCCATTCAACGTTTTCCATAATGTTAGAACCTTCTGGAAATGTTGTAATGGCGAAGGTTGCCATTTTCTGGAAATATTCAAGATCCTTCATTATTACAGGAACTGTAACCGGATTTTGTATAACACCAAGTTCATCGATAAGATCATCCTCCGAGAATGTTTGTTGTCTGGCTGCTCTAAGAAACACCTTTTCCGCAAAAATACCCATAAGAGATGGTGTTATTTTTCTAGCAACTTTAGGGAAGTCCCCTCCCACTTTAGGGACTTTTGTAAACATTGTTTTTTTAGGTATAATACCTGCTTTTTTCAACACTCCGTATTCAAGCGATCCTATTAATGTTCTGGTGCGATGTATTTTTGGAGTACCATCAGAAGGGGTCGTTATATGTTTTTTTTCAGGAGAACAAGTTAAATCGTATAAACTGGGTGATAGTACCATAATACTATCACCTTCAGTACCTATTGGGCTGTCATCAGTACACATTTATTTAGTGTAATATTCTTTATTAATAATTTGATCTCTTCTATAATTTGCTTTAATAGCCAACCTTCCGCATTTCTTTATTAATAATTTAATAAAGAATCGTAGTAAATCGTGTTTACAAATCAATAATAGTTGTCTTGACGGTGCATTTCTCAATATCACCGTAAAATGATCGGAATAGAACACTGTTTGTTGGGTTATGCTCATATACGAAAGACCTACCCGCAACATTTCTCTTTAGTTCTCGAGGGTCGACGTTACTGACAGACTTGAAATATTCCTCCCTAACTTTCTCAAAGTTTACCATCGGAAGAATCACAATACCCTCCCATTCCTTCCTTTTCCCAGCAAGATCAATATCGAAATCGTCAGGACAAAATTCGTGGAGAGGGGATGTATTACTTGTGAGCAACCTACACAGAGGCTCTGGGATTAAACTAGCACTCTTCGGGGGTAAAACCGAAAGCAACTGCTGGAATGGTACGGATGGGATTGTACGACCATACTCTGGGAATACAAAAGTATCCATATGTTCAGCAAGAACTGATGCCGGTGGTGCATAATGATACGGGTAACGCCACTTCCAGTTCGGAACACCTTGGGTGTAGTATGAAATAACCCACTGCATTCCTTCAAAATAGTGGTGACAAATATTTTCCATACTGTCACCTGGTGGGAACTTTTCAGAACAGTATGTCTTCCTGTACTTGTCAATGTCCAGTTCCCACTTACCCTTCTTACCCTGGGTTGCACACCCCTCAACAAGAGGATCGGGGAAGAATGATTTCTTGCGTGCAAGTTTCTCCTGCATTAACTCCTTTTCGTGCTGACCAATGACTGCTAAAAAGGCAGCCAACGGTTTCTTGTTAAACTTAACGTCACCATCAGTGTTTGACGTAATGTGCCCGTAAGAGGCACCCACCAGTTTGTAAACATCAATGATCACCTCAATACCATTCTCGATGATTTCAATTGATGGGATGTGGGGGAGGAAATCGTTACCCACAATAAAGCACAGAAATATAAAGTCATCAATTGCCGATTTACGACTGAACTTGTGTGTCTCTGACTCCCACATCATAATACCAGATAGGGTCTCCCGAACATTTCCAATGTTAATACAGAAGAATTCGTTACCAGGGTCGTATAAATCCTCCCTCAGAATATAAAAGTTGGGGAGGTGTGTCCCCAAAGACAACATAATCAAATCGGCATCAAGACCGTTGATACAATATGTTTCGGTAGGATCACCGTAATGACGAATATAGTTAATAATCTTGTGTTCCCCTTCCCCAGGGGACTTCTCATTGGAGAAGACTACCTCAATATTCTGCCATTTCGGATCTTCACTGATCCTCTTCCTAATGTACCAATCAATGTACTTGGAAAGATAATCCATAAACTTCGTACCAGGAGTGATGGCATTAGAATCAAATGGTGCTTTCTCTTCAGCATCCTTGGCAGACCTGAATCTACGTTGACGCTGCTGTGCCTGCTTACTTAACGGTGCCGGTCCGTCAACGCACAAAATAAGTCTCTTGTTTGGTTCAACAATGTTAAATAGTTTTTCGACAGTCTTACATACGTCTTCGAACACCCGAAGTTGAAGTTTTAGGGCGTTTGGCTTTCGAGTGGTGTTTCTCCTCTTGAGAAGATTTGGCGGAGGCTTACAGTTTCCGTACTCATAAATTTTCTGTGTCGAATTGTGAAAGACACCGTTCATATCAATCATCAAATTGTCTACTTCTACGTTGACATCGGACAGGATCTTACCCCGTCTCATTTTATACATATCTTTAGAGAATTGGTTCTTGAACCAATAGAAAAAATGTTTAATCCCCATGTTGTTTGTTTTGTTTTCTATTTAGGTTTTAGTTCTTAATTATCAATTTTATAATTGTATTCTATATTCTGGAAATATAGAAATATTGTAGCAACTACTTACAGCAACCGTTTCCTAGGCGGAGCATCTCCAAAATCCTCTTCCTCTTCCTCTTCCTCTTCAATAATCTCTTCATCCTCGTCATAAACCATCGAGTTATAAATGACAGTCATCATCTTTGTTAGATTCGCAATCTGCTTCTCAATCCGAGCCAACTGAGCGGATGATGCTACATTTGACGACCCCTGATTCTGATAAGGCGACTGTTTAGTGCTTGAAGAAAAAGAGTTTTGGGCGATGACCTCACCCTTCTCCTTATATTTCTCAACATTCGCCTGTTTGGATTTAGAGAAGATCCAACCTTCTCCACCACGAAGACGACTGTTAAACTTACCCCCTAGGTTTGTAAGATCATCAGTGAGGTTTTCGATATCTCCTCGGACCACGAACGACTTCTCCGAGTATTCGGTGATTTGGATATTTTTCTTTTTCTGTACGTTAGACATTTCTACTTTTAGTTTTGGTGCTGTATATTTATTTCAAATTTATTTCTAAAATAATTATACAAGATCTTCAAAAATCCGGAAAGTCGGAAAGTACGTACTTTCCGACTTTTGTTCAAAACATAAATATATAAATGGATCTCAACACAAATATTGTAGAGCATTAGCAATCGTTCCAAAATCAAGCAAAACAGCCTGTAATAATTAGCAATAATTAGCAATAATTAGCAATAATTAGCAATTTTATTCATTACATAATTAGCAAAATTGCTAATTATAGATCTAAAGGGTTAAAATTTAACGTTAAATGAAATGTGGATTTTGTAGTAATGAATTTTCTAACAAACAGAATCTTAACGCACATCAAAAGCGTGCTAAGTATTGTTTAAAATTACAAGGGATTGACGGTGAAGAATATACGTGTGAAAATTGTGATAAGAATTTTAATTCTAAATATGATCGCGAAAGACATTTTAAAATATGTAAGAAAACTAGACTAGTCAAATCTCTTCAAGATGAAAACGATTTACTAAAAAAGGAACTGGCGTTGAGTCAGAAAGAGTGTAAAATATTAATAGATCAATTAAAGAACTTTAGAAAAGATTATAAGGATCTCGCAACAACTGCTGTAAAAAGACCTACAACAAGTACTAAAAATGTCCAGATAAACAATTACATTAAGAATATGCCACCGTTACTGGAAAGTGATTTGACTAGTAATGTTAATAATTTGACGTTGGATCATCACGTGAAAGGGGTTGAAGGTTATGCCGAATATGCTTTAGAATTCCCCTTTAAGAATAAGATAGTGTGTGTGGATACTGCTAGAAACAAGATTAAGTATAAGAATGAGGACGGTGACATTATAGAGGATGGTGGTTTTAAGAAAATGATGGTAAAGTTATGTCAGGCGTTAAAGGATCGTAGTTTTAGCCTAAGTCAGGAGCACTATGAAAAGTTAGCAGATAGTTATACTGACAGAGAGATGGATGAATTTAATTTTATGGAGACAGCAATGGCTATAACCAAGTGTGCTAACGGGAAAGAGACAGATTTTTGTGACAAGATCGTGAAGATGATAAGCAAAGAGTCAGTCGTCAATGGTGTTTAATATGATATAGATATATCATATTAGGATTTCTTACGGGTTTTATCCTTGTATAACTTATTTTTTATCTTAGTACACGGGCGACAGTAACTGAAGTGTCCATCTACAGAAGTTCGACACTTATTAAATTCTTCAACTTTCTTCTTTTCCTTACACATACTACAATTCTTTTCTGTTTTGTGAACAACTGGTTTTACGTTACAATTGGAACAAATATATGAATACCCATCTTTAGAGGTTACCAACTCCTTGTACATACTCAACGGATTCACCTTTTTACATCTACGACATTTCTTGGTTTTATCTGCTAACAACGATACCCTCTTATTTTCCTTGGCTTCTTTCTGCCTTTTCGCATAACACTCCTTACAAACACCTTCCTTTTGATCAACATTATCTGGACGATCATAAAATAAACCCAAACCCTTGGTTTCATCACACGATGAACATTTCTTGTGGGTGACCTCTTCAGGTGGAACGGGGATATCTAGAGGTTGTTCGGGTGTATAATGTTCACGTCTTTCGGATATATAATCACATAACCCATTAATCTCATCCATAACAATTTCAGAATCTAACTTAACCCATTCTCTCTTTTTCGAACCTTTGTAATCAGATTCACATCTTTTAGAATCTAAAATATACAATAGTAAAGTTTCAACAGATTTCATACATTTCATAGGACGTTGAAGTAAAAGTTCATATTCATGTGGAGACGCGTCTCCGTAATCTTGTAGACGTCTATCAATATCTTTAGTACACCCAATTTTATATTTACCATCTATATCAGGACTTTTAACTAAATAAACACAATTCCCTTTTGGGTTTGTTTTACGCAACTTTCTTTTTAACAAACTATTCAAATGACTTATCTCCTTTTCCTTATCATCTAACTTTTTTTGAAACTTGTACTCACCTGTTTTTCGAATAGACGGTAATACATCTTCACATACCCACTCCTGGAACTTTTGAGCAACAGGCTTGTTTGATCTCATAATTAATCTGTAAAGACCAGGCTCTGTTAATGTTAACATTTCTTGCCCTGTATAAGAGGTATCGCTTTTAACTATACCTTTCCATTTTTCTGGAATATTTACAAGAGCGTGAGATACATTTTTAATTTCTAAAATATTACATATATCTTTAGCGAAAAATATAGGTTTATTAGAAGTACCCACAACTCTAACGGTAGAATTATTGAAATCAAATGTCTTTTTTACTAGTTCCGTCATCTTTTATTTAAGAGAATATATTCTCTTAAATAAGAATTTCCTTTTTGTAACACTTATATTATTCAGATTTCCATAAAGGTTGGGATCTCGCCATCCCCTTCCTGTACAGGTGAAAGCACCTTCTTTCTGGTTGTTGAACGTTTATGACGAGTGCGACTTCTTTTGACTTCATACGGGTCACTTTTTGATAAAGAAGCCTTCGGTAGTTGGGCAATGTCAACGGTGATATCCATCATTCCAGTTCCTATGTGGGCGCGCTTACCACAGATGATAGATGCCGAAACACCCTTTGTCGGTTCAATGTCCCCGTGTGCTGCCGCATTTAAGAAATTGTCCATTGTTTCCTCAAATGAGGCTCTTCCCATTGGTCCACCGTCACCCTTCCTCAGAGTGTACCTCGAGATGGATGATATCGTTCCGGAGTTTGTCATCCTGTCGACAAGAAGTTTGGTGTGGCATTCGTTAATACCGTCCATGATACCCATGAACTCCTCGATAAGAAACTGTCTCGATGCCTCAATACCGAGGGTTTCATAAATATCCCAAACATTGTTGGAGATGGTTCTTGTATAGTCAACGGACGGGTGTGCCAGAATCTTCTGGAAGTCACTTCCGTCCGTTTCTACGATCCACTCCCCGTCTTCCTGTACGTAGTATATCTCTGAAATACCAGCGATTCCACACAGGGTGATTTTTTCAAGAGCTGGCTGGACGCATTCCTCCATGTAGATCTCAGAGGCGTTGCTGCTGTCAATAAACAGCAATCTGTCCGACGGGAGGTCAATATTCGTGGTGTCAACAAAGATGTCGAGTTGTCCATGAGAGGGAGGTGAGTAGACACATTTCAGGTCTCCAAATTCCGAGTGGATATAATCCGCTATGTCTTTCATAGTAAGTTTGTAGTGAAATAACTTGTCAATATTCATTTTGATTGAAATACAGTCGGTGTACTCTGCGAAGGAATCGTCAAACATGATCTTGAACGCATCGTACCATGTCTCGGGTTCCTTGTTAACACACGCGACGATATCAAGAGTGATATCCGCAAATGTCAGACCCACTATCGTGTGTCCAACCGAGTCCCTCGTTTCCTGTAGGGTTTTGTGATCATCGTTGAAGTAAATCTTACAGTTAACTATTTTGGGATCTTTGGTTGCGTTTAGCAACTCTTGAAACCGGGGAACACCTGCCGTCATCCCTTTCTCAGACTGCCCAGCCTTGTGAAATGTATTAAGGGTCATCTGAGTTTGCCTCTGTCCAATACTCTGTCCTGAAACAACACCGACGCTTTCTCCTGCTGGAACGAGGGAACTGAAATACATCTCCTCAAGTTGTTCTTTCAGTTCCGGTATTAGGTCGGGATAAATTTGTTTAGGTCGAAGTTGTTTACGGAACCGTTCTTTGTTGGCATTCACGACCGACATGGTCGTGTCGAGTGGGACACCAACCTGTGGTTTTATAAAGTCGATAATATCTTCAATTTCATCTTTTGTTAGTAAGCGAGTCATTTTCAATATATTTAGTTGTAGTTTCATATTTTTTTCAAGTTTATTTTCGTTTATGTTTTAAAAGCCTGACGCTTACAAACAAAATGTCACTTTATAAAAAATACAGTGACCTCGGGGCACCCGAAAAAGATGACCCAACCTTGGGTAATACGACAGACATTCCTCGTGTCCAAAGTATTCAACACAAACAAGGACTGATATCGCATAATAGGGTCGTTGTTATTGATATTTACGCCGACTGGTGTGGGCCATGTAAACATGTTGCCCCTCTCTTTGTCAAACTTGCAAAAAAATACAGCAATGAATGTATTTTTGTAAAAGAGGATGCGGATGACCAATTTACACCAGACTGCACCGGGGTTCCTATGTTTCAGATTTATATGGGTGGTAAAATTAAGGATACCATTATGGGAGCCGATCTTAAAAAGGTGGAACAGTCAATTGTCGACGCTATAAACGGGGGCTAGGTTCTTTTTATTTCAATTGTTATATAAATTTAAAAACTATTTTACATATGTAAAATAGTTTCTCCGCAAAAAGTTCCTGTTTCTATAAAATTTGTAAATGCTCTATAATCTGTTTGTATTTTTTACAAAAAATACAAATTAATATTTGGCATAATAAAATTATAATAATTATATTTAAATAGTAAGATATAATATAAAAAATTATCATGAAATACATAACTTATAAGCATACATCTCATGAGAGATACGTTTCTAATGGTTCTGTTTTTCAAGAAATATTATCTTGCTATATAATATCAATATTTTGTAATTTAGAAGTAGTATATCATGAAACTTGGAAATATTGCGGATTTATTACACCCAAGTCATTTAAAAGAAATACAACTAAATCGCTTGATAATTATGAGGCAAAAATTAATATCAATAATTTTTGTAAATGGGAAAGTTTAAATTTTCAGGACTTAATAGATATTAAGACTAAAATTAATAAAATGAAAGATAATACATTAATTATACTGGGGAATGTTTGCTTAATAAATCCAAGTTATTTATATAAATGGTATAAAAGTGGCTTACTAGATGTTGATTATTATAGTAATATTTTTTTACCCAAACTGAATGAACTATATTTTTATGATCATTCTAATAAAGAAATTGAAGAATTCTACATACACATAAGAAATGGTGATATTGGCAAGAAATTTTATGATTCTGGATTAAATTTAAAATATTATACTGATATAATAAAAAAAATTAATAGTGTAAGTGATATAAAAATAAATATAATATATGAGGGTGGTGATATAAAAAAAACAACTCTTACACTAACAGACTGTTTTACAAAGGAACGAAAAGGATATAATCATTTGTGGGTTACAGAATTAGGTGAATTACCAAATGTTATTTTAAAAGAAGGAAATTTAGATAATCTGGATCTCCAAATAAATGAAATGTGTCGAGCTAAGTATTTAATATTATCGCCTTCTTCATTGTCATATTACTCCGGGATGATATCAAAAGGTATTAAATTTATAGATATTAAAATGATTAATATTCGTAAAAATATACTATTAAATACCACTTGTTTACCAACTTTTAATGTATTTCGGGAGTTTGATGAAATTTCAAATTATTTAAAAAAAGATGCCAGTAAAATGAATTTAGTTTAGATTTATATGACAGACACCAAATATATATTTTTTTATGTACTACTTTTATTTTCTTTCATTCTTCATTTGTATCACCCTGTGAAACAAATTCATACAATTTAATGTAACAACATTTGAAATTTCCTCAAATTTTGTTGATATCGTAATACCGGATACAACTCCAGCCGTATAGCCTAAAAAACTAGAATATGATAATATCACACCTATAATCACCCCACATAGTATTAAACCACTTGCCTTTTCATTGACCTGTCTCATGATTCGTTCGTCCTTTTCGTCTAGCAAAAGTTTCAAGCGTTTTTCCATTTTACTCATTTATAATATTATTCTTGATTTAAATAGTTTTCCATATTATATAAATGACTAGATTCAAAGAGAAGTATTCTTTTGAACAAAGACAAGGTGAAGCCATTCGTATAATGAAAAAGTATCCGGATAGGATCCCTGTGATTGTTGAAAAGAGTGAGGATAGTGATATCCTTGATATTGATAAGAAAAAGTTCTTAGTACCTAAGGATCTCACGATGGGTCAGTTTACTTATGTAATAAGGAAACGTATTAAACTTGCGCCAGAAACAGCAATTTTCCTATTTATTAACAATACATTACCAGCATCAACATCTCTTATATCCCAAGTGTACAAACAGCACGCGAACAAAGACTTATTTCTTACAGTGACGTATGCGGGTGAGCAAACTTTTGGAATGGATAGTGATTCTTTACAACCCAGTGATATAAAAAAGATCCCCTGTTTCCATGAAACAGCCTACAATGGCGTGTGTCCGCTTCTACACGACGATTACCACAACAGATATTGCTACCATTTTGCTGAAATTACGAGTGATGGAACTGTCAAAAGAGACACCTCCGGTCACCCAATGTGTCAATACTATCTTACACAGTGTGATCTAAAACTGAATCCAGAACATCGTAGTATATTTGCACATTACCATTAAAGAATATCAAATTATATAACTGGATATTATTTAGTTTTGGGTATTCGTGGGGTCCTTATAAAAATTACGAACTTCAACACATTACACGAATAGGACAACTAACAACCATTTTCTTCAAGTCATCGGCACTAAAATCATCACCATTCAAATTTGAGATTTTAATTCCACTATAACCATTTGTCTTATATTTTATACCTTTCACATTCTTGTGAAAGTTTTTATTCCACGAGATAAACTGGATATTATTTAGTGTTTGGGATTGATTTCTTTAGCAAGACCCTGTAACGCAATGCTAAGATTTTTGGCATTATTGTGATTTCTAAGAATGACAGTTAGAACACCAATATGAACGGTTCTATATATAATCATTTTTTCATTTTGAGATATACGATTGATTCTCCCTTCTATCTGCTCGCGTGTAGCATTGTTACTTGGGTACACAGACGTAACCATCGCAGACAATCTTGTCAATGTGTAACCCTCTGCTTTCCTTATAGGTACTATAACAACCTTATAATCAGGAACTTTCCCAGCCTTTACATATTCATCCGTGAGAAATATACTATCACCCCCAGTTAAACGGAATATATCTTTGCTTTTCAGAGATGTGCCTTTTAAAACCAAATCGTAAAGAGTATTTTGGTGTGTTGTGTCTTTTGCTACAACCATTACACCTCTCCCCTCTTTTAACAATTTGTTTGTCAACTTTATCATTTCTCTATCAGAAGCGTCATAACAAATATCACTCGATTCTTTCCATTCATTGTAAGATGGGTTTATGTTTGTTCCACCGAGTGCTGGTGGAACAAGTTGCCTGTATCGTTCTTCCTCTTTTACTGTAAATGATGCAGCCACTTCCTTGAAATCTATCTTCACTCCAGTATTTACCTTTTTGGCTATCATACTACTCGCAGCGACCCAGAAATTTTTTGTATTTACTTCGTACGGAACAACCTGCTCTAACCACCCAATAAGTTTATAGGTATTAGAGTCAATAACTGGAGTACCAGTAAGTACAATAAAATCTCTTGATAAATGGGCTATTTCCAACGCAACACTCGTTCTTTTAGTATCGTTCAGAGTTTTATGAACCTCATCCACAATGAAGAATGTTTCGGGTGCTTTTTCGGTAAGGGTTTCCTCACATCTACGAATATGATCGTGCTCTATCAAATTAATAGCGTACGGAACGGGTAAACAGTCGTTAGAAACTGTGATATTTTCATTTTTATATAACCCCTTTTTCTTTGTGATATTTGCTAGAGGGATTATAAGATTAATAGGGATATCAAAATACTTTATTTCTTGAATAATACTCTTAATAGCAGACTCGGGCAAAGTATAAACAACATATTTGGGAAGTTTATGGTTATCCTTCAAATATTTGAGATAAGAAAGAACCGATAAAGTCTTACCCATCCCAACAGGGACCCAAATAAAACTACCTTTAGAACCAAGTAGGTGTCTTTTTATCATATCATCAACGATTTCCTGTTGATGCGCCCACAAAACTCGTTTAGTGTCATTAAATACAATCTCATCCCACTCCTTAAAATCTTTTTCGGAAATAGAACCAGAAATCTGTATCGAAATTCTATTCTTGATAGCCCACAACATCGGTCCTACAGGAACTTTGAATTTACCTGGTCCGTACTTTGATGGTGAAATCGCGGCAGGATACAATGTTGATAACCTGAGAAGAAATTGATAAGCACCAACATCCTCGAGTATCACAGAATGGTAAGTACCTGATCCATCACGAGATATCCTATTTATCTCTATTTTTGGGTTAAAAGTAGAAAGATACACCAACGCTCTCCGAACAATATTTTTGTTTGTTTCATTGACAAGTTTAATCAGTTTCTCATCAGCACCTTCTTCTACCCCGTTTCCAACATGTTCCAGTGAACTTTCTATACTCCACGGAACATATTCAGGGTGTACGGGAAGAGTGATATCCAAGTGTTTAATATCATCCCAGTTGGTGTACACCTTGTCACCATTCTTCTTAATCGTGTAATACGGATCTTCTTCACCATCATCAACCAAATAAACACTCGCGTTTTTAAGCACAGAATGGGGTGGTGTTGCTTTGTTCAAAAGAATTCCGTTCTTTAACCTATGTTTAACAATTGTAATAGCCGCTTCTTCAGCCTCTGATGTGAGGGATTCTTCCGACATATTTCTTGAAGGGCGTCTTATGACCACCAATTTCAACGGATCATCCCCTGACAATGTAACCAACATATTTGGGTGTTTTGGAGGTTTAACCTCAATTGCACCTACTAACCCAGAAATCCAGGAATCGTCCAAAGTATATTTCAATCTGTAAACACCCTTTTCAGGTCGGTCCTTCTGCTTACCCTGTTTAGATATAAGAAATCTTGTTTGTGCTGTACGTATATGTTTCACCTCGTATCTTGACTCAAACTTTGAGAAATCAAGTTTCATTCTTCTCGGGTTAATACTTGAAGAATGATCCCAAATGTAGCCGAACAGTTGTTTGAATGGCTTCCCAGTCGTACACCCTTCACATGTCTCGTAAACAAAATCTTGATCAAAATAAAGAGCAATCTGAGGAGCCCAATGTTGATCAACACAGTGTTCAATCGGCATAATGTACGGTGTACTTTCAGCAAATTGCATTTCCCAGTTAGGATAATCTCTAGCCCACCCCCTAGCCAATCCTAAATCAGTAGGGAAAGAACGCAGTTCGTCAAGGATGGCAGACGAATTTTTCAATATACTTTGACCAACCTTTAGAACATAAGGTTCATTGGTTATTTCACCCCAATAATCAACCTTTACAGCCATATCTTGATCCAACGCCGTTATTCCAGCGTGTAGCCACGTTTTTAAAAGTTCTTCGTCTGGGCGCCAGTTTCTAACACGTTGAGAAAGAAGTGACCCAGCCATCAGAGAAAATAAAGTTTTGTTCCCATCTGGTAAAGAACTATCCTCGTATATGGTAATAGCAAGACGTTTGGTTAAAGATTCCATACCAGTTACATACCTTTGTATATCTGGTATAAAAGCACCCTGGTGATCCGCTAACAAACACATACATACTACTAGAACAGCCCGAGCATCCACTATTTTACCCATACCTATGTTAACATGGGTTGGTTTAAACCTAATAATTTTCTGTAATAGTGATTTGTAAGAAGCCCCCGTAAATTCTCTCAACGAGAACTTGATTCTAGCAAAATCACACGGGAATACTTCATTGCAAATGATGACAAGCCTGTTTGAATTGTATCTACTTGTATTCACCATTATACCAATTTTGTGGACCCCTTCACTTCCGTTTGGACGGACCCATTTAACTTCTTTATTTTTCTTAGTTTTTTTGTATTTCTTTGTTATACTTCCTATAACAAAAATTTCTTGATTATCTCCAGCATTTGAATCTTTTATTACTCTACCACCAGGAATATCTAAAATCAATTCATCAAAATGATCTGTTATCTCGTAATCTATTGCTATTTTCCACGTGTTACGGGTTAATATCAGAGTGTGGCGCCTTGCTTGACTACCAGCCTTACGAGGCATCATATCCTCAATCTCTTTATATGTCCAATGACCACTGTCTGATTTTGGGTTACCCTGAATCATAATATCTAACTGTTGTGGTGTCAATTTAGCGACGAAATCGCTTGTTCCCGGTTGAATTATTTCCAAAGCACCACCTTCTTGACAAATTGAGTTTTCATTTTCGACTTGGTTTATTTCTAGCCACACTTCACGTGTTTCAATAGACATACCCGAAAAGAAAGGGATTGACCCTAATTTAACAATAAACTTTTCCCACAAGTCTGGATAATATCTCACACCATCCAATATACTTTGTTGCGGTGGTATTACACACTCATGTATCTTTAGAACGGCACCGTGTGATCTTTTTGCAGCACCAACTAAAATATCACCAGGTCTAGCACCTGTGAGACCAACGGTCATCTTTGAAACATGGGTTTCTACCTTTTTAATAGGTTTCTTTTTCAGTGTTATTCTTTTCCCATCAGAATCTAAATCGTAATATTTTAGAACACTGTTGGAAATGCGTTTATTAGTTCCAGGTTTTTTCAAGGCGTAAACACACAATTTTTGGAATAAGACCGCATGTGATTTGTCAAGTTCTTTTAGATATTTGTGATCTAACGTGCTACAATATTTTTTTATAATTTCAACGTTGGTCATTTAGTATTTCTTTTTAAATTATAAATTATTTTCATATGTATAATAAAGAAATGTCAAAATCACGTAAATATTCTTCAAAGAAGAAGGTATCCGCGACTAAAACACTGGCACAATTGCAGAAATTGGCCAAACAAAAGGGAGTCACATATTCTGGTCTGAAAAAAGCCAGTTTGATCGCAAAACTTCGCAAGGTTAAGTCTCGTAAGGCGAGCCGTAAGAAGTGCAAGAGCAACCAGTCCCGTAACAGGTCCACTGGTCGTTGTCGCAAGAAGAAGTCCGCTTCGCGCCGCCGTAAGTCTCGCAAGGCGAGCCGCCGCCGTAAGTCTCGCAAGGCGAGCCGTAAGAAGTGCAAGAGCAACCAGGTGAGAGATCGCTCCACCAAGCGTTGTCGCAAGAAGAAGTCTGGTAAGAAGAGCCGTCGCCGCAACAAGTCGGCCAGACGCACCAGCCGTAAGCGTAAGTCTTGCAAGAGCAACCAGGTCAGAGACAAGTCTACCAAGCGTTGCCGTAAGAAGCATTAGATTCCTTATCTTATCATAAAATTTTAAGTATTTATATACATATATAAATAAATGACTAATTTGTCTTTACAAGATTATTTGTAGACAGCATCGTGATACATAATAATACGTTTATTAATAGCAGTATCACTCCCGTTTTCAACCGCATGTTTTGAAAATGGATACATCCACCTTATAACACTAGCCGGGAAAGCAGAAAATGGATACTTGGTCGTTGGGTTTTCACACATAACAAGCAACTTCTTATAATCCTTTATTTCACCGGGTCCTACAATAGGGAATGTTTCCTTTGCGGGGGAATCATTTACTGGAGGTTTCTTTACTGGTTTATTTACTGGAGGTTTATTTACTGGAGGTTTCTTTACTGGTTTCTTTGCCGGAGGTTTCTTTACTGGTTTCTTTACTGGTTTCTTTGCTGGTTTCTTTGCCGGAGGTTTCTTTACTGGTTTCTTTACTGGTTTCTTTACTGGAGGTTTCTTTGGATCTGGATCGGAACCATCGTCTGGTTCTAACTCTTCTGTTCCAATTAATGGACTGTCAATATAGTCCCATGATTTATCTGCCATCGACAGAGCCCATTTAAACTTTTTCAATAACGCCTTTGAATATACAGAACCTAGTTCTATTTTCTGTTTATGAGCCCACGCGATTACCAATCTGGGGTCTATGTAGTTGTCTATTGAAGTAGAGATAGCAACGTTCATTAGATTTGTTTTAGATTCAATATTACTGGTTTTTGTTTCTATTTGTTTTTCAATTGCCTTTGTACTTTTACCCTCCTTCTTCAATGACGCCTTCTTTTTCTTGAGTTCTACTAATTTTTGTTTATCTTTCACAATATTCTCTTTCGCCTTGGTAGATATATTTCTAGAATGGTTAAGGGCTATTGCGACCTCTACGTTTCCTTTGTCAAAAATGACTTTAATTTGTTTCTTGGTTGAATTTTTGGGTATTTTTATCTTTTTCAATGTGTTGTACATAATAACAGACGCTAATCTTGTTCTAAATACTTTTGCTGTGAATTTTTTGTCAAATTGTTTCAAATACAAATTTACTTCTCTGGAATCTATTAAATCAAACAATGCCGATCCCTGTGATTTCCCTTTTGTAAAAGAAACTAGATTTTTGTATATCATTTCTGGTATTTTAATTTCCCGTAGATATCTCACGCTATCTTTTCCTAAGAAATCAAATGTTATATGATTTTGTTTTTTAAGATTCACATGTTTAACGATAAGTGTTGATATTCCGTACGTTTCAGTTTCACCTTCTTTTATTTCATTTCCAACTCTGATACCAAAATTATCAATAAAATATAAAATAGTTCCTAACTGTTTATTTGTTTTGTCTGAAGAAGACGCATCCTTCATGTATTTTTCTTGTACTACTTTGAGATGTTTGTTTAATTTCCGTGCCTTTTGATATTTTTCCAAATCACCAGCACCCTTAAATCTCCCATCAGGTGTAAAATAAACATATTTCATATTACCTGTTATTTCATCTTTCCATTTAGCAATCCACACCGCATTTGTATCGTGAACAATAGCACCCCATTTATGACCAACCGGTGCTCTAGGTTTTTTATCCTTATTTCCAATGTTCAATGTTACATCTTCAGGATTAACCTGATGCTTTATCTTTCCCCGTTTTGGGTTTTTACCAACTCCCATAAAAATAGATACCGGTTCTACGGTATAATTCCCAACCTTCTCTCTTTTTCCGTCAATAAAAGCATATCCGTAATCCCGCTTTCTCTCTTCATCTCTAGTTTTCTTTGCCTTTTTCTCTGTTTTAGAAAGGTCCTTAGCCTTTGGTAAATCTTCTATTTTGGACATTAAATCTTTCCACCCAATTTTTGTAATATCCTTAAACACTGCCTTGTGTGCTGGTGTTAGATACGTTTTAAAATCTGTAAAAAAATTCTTATTAAAGACTGGATCTTTAGTTCTTATTTCTGTGACACCACCCTTTGATTCACTTATTAATCTAGCAGCGTAAAATCTAGCAACCTCTTCTTCCTTTGCCGACAATGGGTATTTTTTACCTCCATAAGTAAGAGATGCTTTTAGAAATTTATATGGTTCCATCAGATGTTTAAAATATGGTCCTCGTTGTTTGATGGACGTCCATTTGTGTCCTTTTTTAGGTTCAGATCCCCACCATTCTTGGGCGTCAACATCGAATACGTAAGGCTTCGAAAGAGTTATGTTCCCAAAATTTAGAGATTTTGTTAGTGTTTTGTTGATTTTTTCGACTCGTTGTATATTAGCCTTTCCAACACTTGTCATAAATACACATACTGAATTGTCTGTTTCCGCGTGTATTGTTACAAAAGGGGCGTCTAGTTTGTTTTTGAACTTTGGTTCCTTTTTACCAATATATAAAGCCTGAACGAAATTCTTAAGGGCATCTATATCTATTTCTTCACTGTCTGGGTTATCAATATCAAAGCAGTATTGTAATGAAGTCATTTATTACAATATGGAAAATTATTTTTAACTTGTTTCTTTTTACATAAAATTTGAAATTATTTTTTATTGTTTATAACCAGATAAATGAGTTGTGACATCTGCTACGAACAAAATAGTTTGGATATACTACCGTGTTGTATTGGTAAGAAATGGTGTACAAAATGTCAAACCAAATATAAACCTAATAGTTGTCCGTTCTGTCGACGAACTCTTTTCAAACTTTCGGCTATCCGTATATTACCACTAAAACAATCCATACAAGTTAACGGATACGTTTCTGAACTTATGTTTCATTGTCAGAACTATAATGTGGTTAAAATAAGTTGTTAAAATGATTTATACAAAATCTAAAGTATAAATCACTTTAACAAAATGAAATTACGTTATACAATTTGTTCCCCTATTAGAATATTACTCCCGATTTCCGGTGTCTTGATGACCTTACCATTTGTGCTTTCACCCAAATTAATAAACTATGTGACTATTCCTATTTTCTACTTTTTCGGGACTTATTTTGTCTTTCTAAATTTCCCCTCAATAAGTGAAAATTTCCAGCAGAAACCAATCTACCTGGAAGATTTGGCAGACAAAAGTGGTCTTGTCAATGATAAATTTAAGAATATTTACGGGTGTTTAATGAACTTTGTTCTTGCTGTGCTATTCGCATCTTTTGCCGAATATGTTATAATAAAAGGCATACGAGACAAACCAATCGTTGAGATAATGGCTATCATAGGTGGAAACTTGGCACTGTATGTTAAAACACAGCAAACGGTTGGCAAGGGATTGCTTAAACTTTGTCATTTTTTGAAAGAAAAAGAAGTGCAAAGAAAACAGTCGTTTGGGTTGGAAATGTCAAGTGTTGGTGTAGCCGTTTAATCTAAAAAATCTATTGTCCCCCTTTAATGTATAACTCCGTGTTATACATTATTTTTGCATATAATCCATTAAATTACCACCATTAAGAAGTTTGGGCTTTTTCATTTGTCTACTCACAAGTGTTTTCCTATCCTTACCAACCTTCTCGTATACTCTGTACTCCCTCGCTGTCCATTCGTGAATAACAAGAACCCCTCCTCTTTTCTTTTCAAAAAGAACAGTTGGTTTATTTCTCTCTGGTTTGAGTTCACCGTAACAATGTATACTTTTCCAAATATACCCTTTGTTATTCGGCATATCTGCCAAGTTACGTTTCATGTACGGCGGAATGCTATCACACGATTTGGTAAAATGGTTGTAAGATCTAGCACAGTCTTTTACGAGGTACCTTTGTGCTCTACACGCTTTAATAGTCGCCTTCCAATATGCATCCCCGACTGCTTTCCTTTCCATTTTTTCCTTTTTGTTCTCAATCTTTTTCCGTTTTGTTTCGGCTGTTTTGATATCAATTTCAGCCTTTGATTTCGCTAGAGTTTCGTTTAACTCATCGTCAAGACAACCGGTATCAATCGTTAACAGCCGGTCTCTCAAGTCCAATAGTTTTTCATTCCTGTCAGCGATCTTGATTTTAAGTTTTTCAATTTGCTTAACATTGAACTCAGTCGCGTTGGTTCTTTTGAACCTTTGAATTGTCGCGGAATCAAGTTCATTATACTTTTCTTGATCTCGAATTTCGATCTTAACTTTGTGTCGCTCGGACCTTCTTTTGACTTCCATTTTATATTTATACTTTTTCCTTTTAACTACAATTAGAAATATAAATATTATTTCAATCACCGTCCTTCTAATATGGTCGCAATACCATATATACCTTCAGCCTCTGCAGCACCTTCCGAATGTTGAGTCCACCACACCATAAACCACGCAAATGCTAAAATTAAAAGACTGATTATAAACAATATAATACCCCCCGATTTAGTAGCGTCTGATGATAATTGAGCCTTTTTAGGGTTAGACGGATCATAAAATATATTTAACATATTGTTTTGCTCATATTTCCTAGTACTGTCAGTAGAAAGTACTATCTCATGCTCTTTGCTATCAACAGTGTATGTTATTATCATATTTGTACACCGATATTGTATTAGTGGATTGTCACGATCAGACTTATTGATATATTCTATACAATCAGGGAGGTTGGAAATTCGTCCAGTTGTTTGACCTATTAAAACCTGTTTGTGTGACATTAGAATTATGCTTATAATAATCCCAATTACACATATCACTGTTACACCGATAGCCTTATATATCGCATACATACGACCCCCTTGTATTAACATTTTGTCACTTCTCATATGACTATTTCCCATTTGTTATTATAAAGAAAAATAAATATTTAAGAGTTTAGAATTAATATAATAAACTATGAACTTTATGTATGCCATAACTCTTATGTTAGCGCCATTTATTGTATCGTCATGTGATTCAAACGGAATCTCAACATTATCTAGTTGTACACAACTACAGAATATAACTTCCGGATGTTGGTACGATTTTACACCACAACTTAATTGTGGTATGATTCATAGTAATCCGGGTGATCGTCTCTCAATAGAGTGGATTGACGTAACATCTAACGCCTTGCTAATGCTTTCGTGGAAAGATATCCCATATATTCAACGTTCGTCTGGTAGAACAAGGGGTAGAACCAGATACGCAGCACACACGACAATTGATCTTTTCAGGGAAAATAACATTATGTTACAGAATAGCAGGGATGGGAAAGATTTTTATCATTGTGATACATCCGACACATACTGTTCAACCTTTTCAGAAAACACAAACAGTGGTCCAATTTATTTTAACATCCTCCCGAGTGAACTTCGATCGGGGAGAATTAAATTTACATTGGAATCACCAAAAACATTTATTAAACCAAATCAATTATCAGCACTAAAAGATCTTTGGGATACCTGTTGCCGGGAAACATTTGAATACACCAGGCAAATATTCAACTTTCAAAACACACACTGTAGTTGGGCTATTAGCCACCCCGCGACTAAGGACAACGACTTTGGGTGGGATTTTATATCAACCGATAGTTGCGAACATATAGACAATATTATCTGTGATAAATTCGGGAATGTAGTTACTATGGTTATACAACAGGCAAATCTACAGTGCACTCTCCCTGAATCTTTCTCAGAATTTACTCATCTGAAAAAATTGGCTCTACCTTTTAACAATATCACGGGGGATATTTCAAAATTATCCAAATTACAACAATTATCGGAAATAACTTTAGAATACAACAACTTTTATGGGACAGCACCGTGTTGGGACAATAAGGATATAACACATGTCAATTTAGAACACAATAACATCACAGGTATCATACCAAACTGTTACTCTCAATACTCAAACCTAGACATCCTAATACTCAGCAATAACCCATTCTCACCACAAAATTTTCCAAGTCTCCCGTCTAACATTAAAACAATAGATCTCAAAAGGAATAATATTCACGGTGAAATAGACACACCCACACACTTTAACAAGTTACACGGTATAGACGTATCATCTAACAAAATAACAGGAACAATCCCAAACCAGATACTCAATTCACCATCCCTTTCATACATAGATGTTAGTTACAACAAACTTTCTGGAGAAATACCATTTATCAACGAGAATTACACCTTTGTCAACCTACAAAATAACCAGTTCTCAGGGGAGTTTGTGAGCAAAATACAAAATATGTCACCCAACTCAATACTTGATATATCTCATAACAATTTTACAGGACATCTACCAATAGGACTATTTGATATTTACATTAAAACTAGAATTATTCTAGATGGTAACCGTTTCATGTGCGAGAATGGTACTCACCTATGGCCTAGATGGATAGATTATCTTCACCCAAATATTGGAAATTGTGTAGAACCACATCCGGATGAACAAAAACAAGAAATATCTATTACCAACCCAGTTACGGATGACACATCTTATACTGTTGGTATTATTGTACTGATTTTAATGTTTTTTGCTATGCTTTGTGTTATATGTAGGTTTATTTGGTATAAAATAAAAGACACCGGTTATGTTCAACATGTCGCAGAACAAGAAGCAGAAATGGTAACAAACGAACTAATCGTATCGGTATAATTTTTTATAAAGTTATATTCAATAAATGTTACCAGTTCGAAAATATAGAATATTCGGATTAGCAATCTTTGATATCGTAATGGGGGCTGTAGGGATGATCATTCTATTTCTTCTAGCACGCGCCAGACATTACCCAACACTTAACATAACACCTTTTGTAATAACAGCAATTTTAGTATCAATACCTGTTGCCATAACAACACATGTTCTTTTCGGTGTTAACACAAAACTAAACAATATGATTGGTGTTTCTAAAACACCCTAAACTTATAACAAACACTTGTTATAAGTTATTACAACCCATCTGGATGACAAGACGGTGGTGGTTCATCTGTAGAATAGATGAACAACCCAGTACCGCCAAAACTGGTCTTACACTTCCATCCGAGTGTGGTCAACTCCTCGATAATAGTTACTTCAATTTTCTTCATACTTTCTAAATCACGTTTGAAATATTTATTACGAAAAGTATCAAGATCAAAATAATTGTTCTCGTCCTCTGTAATCATATGTTCAAAAATATCCCGACGGAGATAACACAATACCCGTGAATATCTGTACTCTGGGAATTTATTTTTGTTTTTGACATTAAGTCGCGAAGGAAACTCTATCATTTTATTATAGTTAATAAAAACCTTAAACCTATTTACGAGCGCGTAATTTCTTATTTTGTATCTCCATCTCATACAATCTACGAGACATATCACGAACCTTATCAAATAATTGCCCATAATTATCTTGTGTAGGTTTGGTATTTCTATTCATACGCTTCTTAGGTGTCCCAGGACTCGGAAAATCATCAGAAGATTCAGATTCCTCCTCTTCAGAGGAAGAAAACTTCTCATCATCAGAGGAGGACAATGCATACATTTTCCTAAAATCAGTAGGTTTCTTAGAAAAAGATTTATAGTAAGATATTTGATCTGGGGATTTACGACGAGATTCGTGAGATTTTTTATATTTCTTTTTTGTTATAGGTTTTTCAGAATTCGAATGTCTTTCTCTCCTCTCTCTGCTGACATTCTTACGATCGTTTCTTTTCTTCTCATACTTGGCTACCTTTCTCAATCTCTTTTCTTCTTCAAGTCTTTTGATTTCTGCCTTCATCTTAAGTTTTCTAACCCTTTTAACATCATTGTCAGAAGCAATTTTCTCACGTGCTTTCGTATCTTCGTTACGCTTCATTTCGAGTACCATATTGGCGTCTTCGAGTTCCTTCGTATCTCGCGCGGTGTCTGCTAATTTCTTAAGTTCAATTTCTCTATCAATAGACTCGGTCTCCTTTCTTTGTGTTTCCAACATTTCGGCAATAATAGGATCTACACCACTCCCCTCGTCCTCGTCCTCTTCTTCCTCGTCTTCCTCGTCTTCCTCGTCTTCCTCGTCTTCCTCCTCTTCGTCCTCTTCGTCCTCTTCTTCCTCGTCTTCCCCGTCTTCCTCTTCCTCCTCGTCTTCCTCGTCTTCCTCCTCTTCCTCTTCCTCCTCTTCTTCCTCATCTTCCTCGTCTTCCTCCTCGTCTCCCAATTGGTTTTCCAACATTTTAGCAACGATTGGATCAATTTCTCCATCAGACTCTGATGGATTTAACAACTCATCATCAGACTCGTCAGACTCATCAGACTCATCATCAGACTCCTCTCCACCGCTTTCAGCCCTACGATATTTATTCTGATTTTTTCTAGATTTGGCTGTAATACCATCCATTCCACTATTTTCCTCCAATGATTTTATCAAATCTTTTAATTTAGATTCGTTTTCTTTTGGTACAAGCCAACCTTCCCCGCCTTTCATACGAGAATTCCATCTAGCACCAACCACTTTAAGAAGATCTGTATAACTGGAACGATTTCCTCTAACTGCAATAGATTTATTATTATAGTTTTCACAAACAAGATCTGACATTATTTAATCACAAGAAGACGAGACTTTAAGTAAATAATGAATTTATACTTTCTCGTATGTAAACCTAAAAATGTTAAAGGATTATTTAACGCTCAAACAATTATCATTTTTTTAATTGATTTGATAAACATACTTTTAAGAAGAAGGATCTGAACAATAAAATGAAGATACATTTGCAAAATTTCCGGTGTTATACTGACGAAACTTTCGACTTTGGTGAAAAGGGTCTTTCCCTTCTTTCAGGTCCAAGTGGTCAAGGAAAAAGTTCTATTATGATGGGTATCTACTTCGCCCTTTTTGGGTCTGGATCAAAAGTAGTTGCCTACGGAAAAACATCGTGTAAAGTTGAACTATGGTTTGATGGGATGAAAATAATCCGTACAAAGCGACCTAATCGACTCGTTGTTGACGACATTTACGAGGATGAGGCAGGTCAAAGCATTATTAACAAAAAGTTTGGAAACACTTTCAACACAACTGGTTATATATCCCAAAATGCTCTGAACTCATTCATTTTAATGAGCCCAATCGAGAAACTAGGGTTTCTCGAGAAGTTTGCCTTTAGGGACGTTGATCTTGGAAAGATAAAGGGACGGAATAAAGCGTTAATTTCCAAGCGTCATGACACATTGATTGCTACATCTTCACAGTTGGAGATTGCAGAATCATTTCTCAAGGAACTAGAGAGTCCTGAAAAGGTTGATTTCCCGATAAAGTGTAAAAAATCACAACAGGAAAGGGTTATCAAAAATGAAAATACCAAACACAAAAACTGTGACACCCTGATGAAAAGAGAAAACCGATCAATAAAAGGGTTAGAGAAAGAAAGCAACGCTATCAACATTTTGACTGCTTCTGTTCAGGGTCAACAAGATACTCTTTCAAGTATTATTAAGAATATGAAAGAGTTGGACGAAGAATATGAAAGTTTAGAATATGACGGAGATGATGTACTTGACGATTATAAACAGCGGTTGAAGTCTCTGGTGTCCAGAAGACAACTTGTTTCTTTAGAGAGAGAATGTGAATCAGGTCAGAAAACTCTTAGGGATATGAAGGAAACCGAAAGCAAAGAGAAAAGGGATGATATTTCACATATAGAATCCGAACTATGGGCAGAATATACTAAGGACGAGTTAGATGGGAATATCAAGGATTATAAACAGTATATATCAGACGCCAACACCTTGAAAAAGTTGAGGAAAGAGTTAGATGGATATAACGTTACAGATGAAGAGTTACAGGTTAAAATCCAAGAACTTGATGGAGAACGCGTACAGTTGGACAACAAAAGACTATTACACGAACAATTAAGTTCTCGTCAAACTATTTACAGTTGTCCGTGTTGCCAGGTTAAACTAAACTTCACAGGGGAATCCCTCGAGATGGCAACTCAATCGTCCATATTAGATGACACGGAACTTAACTTGGAAGAACTGATTCAAGATATAAAACTCTGTAGGAAAAATATATCAAAATTGGAAAGAACAATACCAGACTATCAAAATAAACTTGACAGGTGCGAAACCATTACCAACGAAATCAAGGAGATCGAAAGTAATTACGATGACATTACATCCATAGATGGTGTTGAAGACGACCTAGAATACCTCAGAGAGTATCAGAGAACGCAAACCAATCTGGAGAAAAGGAAATCACGTCTGGAGAACGATCTACTCACTGAGAAGTTTTCGTCGTCGTATCAAAAATTCGTTGATAATGTTAACGATCTTGAAGATCAGATTACTGTGTTAACATCAGTTTGTGGTACTAACAAAGAACATATGAAAGAGGATGATATTAGAGACGTCATTAGATCCCAACAGAAACTTAAGGATTCTATGTACAGTCTTCTTGTACGTAAGAAGTCGTTTGAAAAGGATAAAGATAGATGTAAGAAAAAGTTAGATAAATCACAGGCTGACCATTTAGATACATACGGTTCTGTAAAAGAGGTTTCTGACATCCTGAATTCTATCGAAACACACAAGAACAAAATTAAGAATTTGGTTCTAAAACGGTCAAAGCACGATGAGAATTTGAAGAATATTGAGTTGTGGAAAAAGTATGATGAAGTTAATACTAATTATAAAACTTGGAAAACAAAAGTTACCGATCTTGTTGAAAAGGAAAAGGATGATCGTGACAGATACTCATCCGCAACAATCCTGAAAGAAAAGATTTTGGAGGCTGAAAGTATAGCAATGCTGAACATCATTGACTCTATCAACATTCACGCACAACTCTACCTAGATTCTTTCTTTGTGGAAAATCCGATATCGGCAAGGCTCGTGACTTTCAAAAAGACCAAGAAAAGCACAAAGCCACAGATTAACATTGAAATAGAATACAAGGGTATGGAGGCTGATATGAATATGTTAAGTGGTGGTGAGTTATCTCGGGTTATATTGGCATACACTCTTGCTCTTGGTGAAATGTTTAGTACCCCGTTGGTACTTTTGGACGAGTGTACTTCAAGTCTTGATCAAGAATTAACAGATGTCGTGTTTGATGCCATCAGGGAACATTTCAATGGTAAACTTGTTCTTATTGTCGCCCACCAAGTTGTGACCGGTACGTTTGACAACACAATACGATTAGGATCTGAACCGAAGAATTAAATATTGAATATTGAATTTCGTTAAATTTTTTTTAACGAAACACTAATAAATGAGCACCCATAAATGTAATTCGGATAAAAAACCGAAGGTTACAAGAAAAATGAGATCAAAGAATTTGGTTTATGTTTGGAAAAGTATTAAAAATAACCCAAACCTATACTGCTGGATACCAGTTGCGAAAAAGAATGTTATATCCGATAATTTATCACTGGAGGATATATACATACACGATATACCACCCCCACCAAAACCCAAAAATTTTGACGCAATTGTGGATAAACTAGCCGAAAACGCACAAAGACTTAATCAGAAAAAGTTGAAAACTAAAAAAGAGACAGATGGTGACAAAGTATCTGTTGATGACCCTAAAAAATATAAACTAGTTAAGAAATTTATTAAAGATAATGGATTAAAGGTGTACGGTGGGGCTGCTATAAATATGTACCTACCTCGAGAATCTAAATTTTACAGTTCAAGTGAAATTCCAGATTATGATTTCTTCTCCCCAAATCCTTGGAAACACGCCGTTGAATTGGCTGAGATCATGTACAAGGCAGGCTATAAATACACGGAGGTTAGATCTGGGATCCACAAGGGTACATATAAAGTGTACTCAAATCTATGGCCCATCGCCGATGTGACATACATGCCACCGGACGATTTTAAAAGAATGGAAACAAGAACAAAACAAGGCATCAAACTTGTTAGCCCTGCTCTATTAGACGCTGATATGTATAAACAATTATCGGAACCTACCGGGAATACATCTAGGTGGGTAAAGGTCGCTAAAAGACAGACATTATTTTCTAAATGGACAAAACCATTGGGGAGAAATTTTAAGTGTTCTGAGAATATATTCTCAGAAGGAAAGGGGAAAACTATAGACCCTGATGTTACTGTTATTTTGGAAGAATGTCATAAATATATTAAAAATAACAAACTTGTATATCAAGGTCCTGTTGCTTATAATACATTCGCAACCGTAGGGGGTGGGAAGGAAAGATTGTTGGTTGATAGATTCGAGGTTATGGGTGAAGATTCCGTTAAACATGTAAATGATTTGTTACAGATTCTGATTAGCAACCAACACATAGACCAGACAGAATTACAATCAGAAACCCAACATCTAACATACAAAGCCCTAAACAATACAAACCAAATTATAGTGTATAAAAACCAAATAATATTTAGCATATCTGAAATAACATCATGTGTCCCGTATAAATATGTACTCGGAAAGTACATATGTGGAGTTGATTATCTGAAATACAATCTTTTAACAAAACTTTCATTTTCTGAAACATCGGATATGGCTAAAAGTATAAGATGTCAGTTAAGATATCTCAACGGTATACAATACAGATTTTACAAAAAGAAAAAGATAACCGAATCATCAGTCTCCCCGTTTCAAAGATTTATACCAGACTGCAAAGGACCCGTGATAAATATTGTTAAACAGTCTATTCTGAAACGGTGGATAGATAACGTTGAAAGACGTGAAAAGGTTAGGATTATAAAACCAAAACAAGATACAATAACGATTAAAAATGTAAGTGGAACCAGAATTCAAATAACCCCAAAAAGCAAGACATCAGAATTCTGCGATGACAAGAAAGAAAAAGACTGCTCGTATCCGTGCGATTGGAATAAAGAATACAAAAGATGTTTTGACAAACCAACTGGTATCTACAAGGCAGGATCGGACACCCTGTTAACACTAGATCCCGAGGAAGATGGTGAATATATGTATGAGGCTGACGAGAAAGATAATTATCCGGATTATGGGTAATTTAAGAGTTTGTGTTTTTAACAACAAATGACAGGACCTCTTACAAACCGAGAACTTGTGAGTATAACACAGGGAAGACCCCATTCAAATATCAAATATTTTGTAGAAACAGGATCGTACAAGGGTGATACATCAATGAGTGTATCACCCTTGTACGAAAAAGTTTACGCTATAGAAATTGAGAAGACGTTATATGAAGATGGTATTAATAGTGCTAAATCAAAGGGTATTGAAAATATAACTTTTATAAATGGAGACAGTGTTTCTGTTTTGCCAGAAATCATAACAGATATTAAGGAAGGTGCTGTTTTTTTTATAGACGCCCATCTAAGCGGTCGTGATAGTGGGTGGAATCAAAAAGAAAGAGTTCCTATTTTGTCTGAACTAGTCTCCATACTTGACTCTAAAATTGGACCTAGTGTTTTTATCATAAACGATTTGAGACTATGGAAGTCTTGCGTGTGGGACTGGGCTCACATTTCAAACGAACTTATTCTAAATGTGTTTACGGACAGGGGATACGAATTTGATGTCTTTTACGAGGAGAATGACAAATTTGTCATTCTTACCAAGTAATGTGAGTAATTTATATATATTCGGGTGAATATATATATATATATAAATCAGGGAGGGGTTTTTAATTATCCTTTGACAATACGGTAGGTGATGTAAACCCCATTGTCACCGTTGGTACGGGTGATACGGATAACATCACCTCTCTGATATCCGTAAAAACGGGCAACTGGATCTGTTTTGAGAATACCGCCGAATTTACCGCCGAATTCTTTCTTGAAAGCGATAGCGTCCTTTTCACAGAGCCTCTCATGCGTCGGGACAAGACGATGCTTAGTGACGTTGTACTGAAGTTCCTTTTCACAGAATAACTCAATTTTCATATCTTCGGACGCCTCAACAACCTTCTTTGCGTACGGGGTGATAGATTCCCCATAAACAAAAATACCGTGGTTGATGTTTTTGTAGTTAAGAAGGGTCACATATTCTTTGACCCGACTGACGTCAAGTTTAGGCGCGTTGATGAGAAAGACGCAAATCTCATTCCCGTCTGATTTGACGGCAGTGATGCTAAAATCATCCTCGTCAATGATATCGCATTCTCGTTGTTTCAAAATATCCAAGCAAGTTTTGTAAGCAGTTTCCATGATGTTCAATTATATTCACATATGTTAATCGGGAAATTCATTTATAAAATATTACTAAAATGTTTTAGTATAATAAAATGCAGAAGAGTTCAAATTCTCCGAAAAGACGCAAGTCTACACGCAAGTCTCGTTCAAGAAAACCTTGTAAGAGCAACCAAGTACGTGACCGATCTACAAACCGTTGTCGCAAGAAGAAGACCGGTCATAAATCACCCAGAAGACGCTCTAGTCGCAAGCGCAAGCCATGCAAGAGTGGACAGGTGAGAAACAAGTCGACTCTTCGCTGTCGCA